AGGTGACTTGGGAGTGTAGTAAATACGCTTTTCTACGGTCTCCCAATCGGTAATCCCAAGCGCCATGGACCCAGTGTCCACAAGCAACATATAGTCAAAAGTTTTTTCAATTACTTTGTTGTCAGTCTGAAAGTTCTTAAGAACGATGGATGATGTAGATCCATTCTTGTTGAACATCTTAAGTTTTCCTTTCATCTCATAGTTGACATTATCCTCAGAAGTAAAGTCAACACCATCTTTGTAATCACCCACATATTGAAGTTGACCATCACTCCACTTGGCAAAGGACTTTTCCTGTAACCAAGTGCGGATGGTCTTGAAGGCGTTTGATTTCATTTGAGTTGTATTGGTAGCATTCACGCAACCAAAGAACTCTTCAAGGTTGATCCGACTAATGTCAAGATTCGGTTTCATAATCAGGTTCGTTGTATTTCAAAAATTCCCAGAAGGTCAATTTCATTTCCTTCTGAGTCATCCCACAATTCTTAGCAGCTGTGGGCAAGTTCATTGTAGCACGGAATAGTGCCAAATTGGACTCTTTTACGTTTTCAGGTGTTGTCTTCACATTCGGCTCCACCAATTTGGACTTATCAATTTTAAGAAGACTCATAGCATGTCTCCATAGGGTGTGCCATCTTTATGAAGAAGAACTCCATCAACCTTATCCATTAGGTCAAGCAAACTTCCATGCATCAGACGGTATCCATATCCGACATAAATTTGTCCAAAGAATACTGTAAGTGCCATGAATGACCAGAAGTAGTAATACGTTCTGGATTTCTTTTGTCTAGGGGTTTTCATTTGAATTCACACTCCACCATAATTTCG